ACAGCAATGAAGTATCTATGGAGATATGGAAAGAAGAAGGGACTAAATAAGGATGACCTATTCAAAGTAATTCATTATGCTTTGATGATGTTATATGTTGATCATTATAAGAAAGGTGACTAAATGGAAATAAAAATTCCTATTGAAAAGCTACGTGAAAGAAAGTTATTTGTTGCTGCACCAATGTATGGTGGACAATGTGCGGGTATGTTTGCTAAATCATGTGCAGACTTGTCGGCTCTTTGTACTCAATACGGTATTCCCCTTCAATATTACTATCTTTTTAACGAATCGCTAATCACAAGAGCACGAAACTATTGTTGTGACGAATTCATGAGATCAGAGTCACAGCATTTAATGTTTATTGATTCTGATATTGGTTTTAATCCACAAGACGTTATTGCTCTTATGGCACTTCAAGCTAACGAAGAAGATAAGTACGACATCATTGGTGGTCCATACCCAAAGAAGTGTATTTCTTGGGAAAAGATTAAGATGGCAGTAGATAAAGGTATTGCTGACGAAAATCCAAATGTCCTTGAAAACTTTGTTGGTGATTATGTATTCAATCCAAAGGGTGGGCAGCAGTCTATTCCTCTGAACGAACCAGTTGAAGTTCTTGAAATTGGAACTGGATTTATGATGGTCTCCAAGAAGGCTATGCAGACCTTTTATGACAAGTATAAGGATCAGTATTCATACAAGCCAGATCATGTTCGCACAGAGCATTTTGATGGAACCAGAGAAATTCTACAGTTCTTTCAGGCAGAGATTGATCCCAAGTCTAAGCGTTATCTATCAGAGGATTATTGGTTCTGTCAGAAGGCACAAGACATTGGTCTACGCACATGGTTCTGTCCATGGATGAAAATGCAGCATGTTGGAACCTACATTTTCGGTGGTTCTCTGGCTGATTTGGCACAGATTGGCGCATCAGCAACAGCCGATCCCGGCGCTATTGGTGGTAAAAAGAAGAAGTGATAGGAGATATATATTATGAAGATTGACGTGGAAACTATCAATGTGTTAAAGAACTTTTCCAAGATTAATGCGGGAATTATCATTCCTGCAGGAAATGTTATTAAGACACTTTCAAGACTAGAAACTGTTAAGGGAATTGCAACTGTTCCTACACATTTTCCTAGAAAGTTTGCCATCTATAATCTGGATCGTTTCATTGGAGTATTGAGTCTTTTTAACGATCCAGATTTAGAGTTTACAGATACTTCTGTAATCATTTCTGACAATAACAGAAATATCAATTACATGTATGCAGATGAATCAACTCTGGAGTTTGATAAAGTTAACAAAGAAATTAAAATACCAGACAATTATTGTAAGTTTACCTTAACAAATGATATTTTTAAGGACTTAGATAAGGCTGCTGGTGTTCTTTCAGTTCCAGATATTGTCATCAAAGGCGATGGAAATAATCTTTATCTTCAAGCTGCTGATGTACAAAATCCATCAAGTGATAGGTATTCTATCAACATTGGAAATACAGATAAGGTATTTTCTGCAGTCTATAAGATTGAAAACTTCAAATTCTTACCAAAGACATATGATGTTCAAATTTCATCAGCCGGAATTACTCATTATGTAGGTGAGAACATTGAATATTTCGCTGTAGTCGAAGAAAAGACTTCTTTCTTTAAATAAGGGGATTTATTCCCCTTTCTTTTTACTATGAGGATATATTATGAGAAATGAATTTCTGTGGGTTGAAAAGTATCGTCCAAAGACTATTGAGGATACTATTCTTCCTTGTGACTTAAAGAAGACTTTTCAACAGTTTGTTGATCAGAAAAATGTTCCCAATCTTATTCTATCAGGCACAGCAGGGGTTGGTAAGACAACTGTTGCTCGTGCTATGCTTGAACAGTTGGGTTGTGATTATATCGTAATTAATGGATCTATGAATGGAAACATCGACACGCTACGAAACGAAATCCTTAACTTCGCCTCAACAGTTAGTTTGTCTGGTGGAAGGAAATACGTCATCCTCGATGAGGCAGACTATCTCAACGCCAACTCAACACAACCTGCGTTACGTAACTTCATGGAGGAGTTCTCTCGTAATTGTGGATTTATCCTCACCTGTAATTTCAAGAACCGTATTATCGAACCGCTCCACTCTAGGTGCTCGGTAATTGATTTTAAGATTAACAAGAAGGCAATGGCCAAACTTGCTACTCAGTTCTTCAAGCGTGTTACAAAAATTCTTGAAGAAGAAAAAGTAGAATATGAACAACAGGTTGTGGCACAAGTCATCAATAAATATTTCCCTGATTGGCGTCGTGTTCTTAACGAACTACAGCGTTATTCCGCTGTAGGAAAGATTGATACAGGAATTCTGGTAAATCTACAAGAAACATCAATCGTTGAACTGGTTGGATTTCTCAAAGAGAAAAACTATACAGAAGTTCGTAAATGGGCCAAGAATAACCTTGACACAGACGTTAATGAATTGTATACTAAGTTCTATGAGATTTCATCTGATATTTGCACAAAACAGACAGCACCACAACTGGTTCTTGATGTGGCCAGATATCAATATCAGAATGCCTTTGTTGCTAATCCAGAGATTAACTTTCTGGCATTTCTAATTGAAGTCATGATGAATTGTGAGTTTGTTTGATGTCTGATAAGTATGATTGGAGATATGAGAATAGCATCATCAATGGTAAAAAAATTGACCTAGACGGTGATTATAATAAATGGAGAATCAATAATGTCCTTGCTAACCACAAGGACATTATTCTCTATGTAAATGAGATTAATAAGTATGATCTAACTGATCAAATGCATTATGACTATCTTTTCAATTCTGTCAGAAAGTGTAAAAGATGGGCGAAGCCTCTGTCTAAAGAAGAAAAGAAGGTCAAAGAGGAAGAATTACAGTTAATTTCTTTAATTTCAGAATATTATAAATATAATACGCTGCGAGCAAAAGAAGCATTGAAGGTTCTTTCGGCAGATGACATAGAAAATATAAGAAGAAAATTAGACAAAGGTGGAGTAAAATGAATGAATATTTGGAATCTTTAATTGAAGTTAGAATAGCCGAAGAAGAAGATTTTCTTAAGATTAAAGAAACACTTACTAGAATTGGCGTCGCATCCCGTAAAGAGAAAAAGCTTTATCAATCTTGCCATATATTTCATAAGCAGGGCAAGTATTATATTGTTCATTTTAAAGAAATGTTTATTATTGATGGAAAGCCATCTAATTTTTCTGATGAAGATAAGGGTAGAAGAAATAAGATAGCCAATCTTCTACAGGAATGGGGTTTACTTAAAATAGTAAATTCTGAAATGACAGAAGAACCAATGGCCTCTATGAGTCAAATTAAGATCATCAATCATAAAGAAAAGAATGATTGGGTTCTTGAATCAAAGTATAATATGGGTAGAAAAAAGAAGTAAGGATATATTATGGCAAGAAAATCTGCATCTGATAAGAAACTTGATGATATTAAAAAGATTTTATTTCCTCCTACAAGGGTCCATGAGACAGTAGAAGGTGGTGAAAAAGTTAGATTTATGATTGATTATTCAATAGACAATAATCTATATGCGGCTCTATCAGACCTACAAGAAGGTCATAACGATCAGGCTTGCCAGAATACAATTAATAAATGTATTGATGCTCTTATTAAAGTTAGAGATATATTAGAAGCTTCTATGGAACTTGACAAAGAGTCAAAATATATTATGGTAGACATATTGGACGATCATAATGAAGAAGAAATTGCTACCAGAGAACTGTAATTTTCAGGATTTGCCTTCAGAGGCACTTGACATTCTGGAAAAAATGATAGATAATAGGTTCGAATATTTGGTAGAAAAGATGTATGAGAACCACTCTTATGCTCTAAATATACACGAAAACAAATATTTGCCCGAAAAGAAAAAAATGTATCAGATTCTGAAAAATGAACTTGACACGGCGAGAATAAAATAGTATAATTCAAACATAGTCGGAATTGAGGAGATATACGATGGACGGTATTCAGATTCAGATGCAAGATCCTTCCGGTAACTGGAGAACGTATTCTCTAACCACGAATTTTCCAACTCAGATTCGCATGGAGATGGAAAATCTAAAGCGGCAGTTCCCTGATGCCAGGGTTCGGGCTGCTGACATGAACGGTCGTTTAATCGACATTCTTATTTAACATGAAAGGAAATATATAATGACGAAGTATCAGAAGGCTTATGACGCCCTAGTTAACAAGGGTCAGGAACTAACTACTAAGCAGATTTCTTCACGTTTTGGTATTGCAAATCCTTACGATGTGGTGTATACTCTTCGTGCAAATGGGTTTAATATTGTGAATGAAAAGACTACAAACCGTAATGGAACTTCTACAACTAAGTATCGTTACGTAGCCTCTAAGACAAAGAAGCGTTAATAGTTAGACGCACCACTATAAATATGTGAGTTTTTTCGTTCTTGGGTTCTTACATATATATGTGGTGCGTCGTCCTAACATTTAAAAGGGTACAGGCTCGTGCGGGCGATGCGCAGTAAAACTGACGCCCAAACCTTGTGTGACCGGAAGCCATTGTGTCTTGCAAGCAAACAATGGTAGGAAGCATAGTAAACCTGTATCCTTCTAAGTGTTATATTGTCCCGTAGCACAACGGTAGTGCAAACGACTGATAATCGTTAGATATAAGTTCGATTCTTGTCGGGACAACCATAAAAAAGAGTTTGACTTTGTCGCTCTTTCAGGTTATATTAAGTGT